GTTAAAACATCATCATGTTGCATCAGGCGATGGAGAAGCGTGCCCAGAGTGTGGGAAACGAGATGACCGTGTTCCGACCTCAAGCCACGGCTCCTCTCGCGCCGGATCCATTAAACGCACTTGCCGTACTACAACAATCAATGACGTCCAGCTCTGGTTCGAATGACACTTCAAAAAACGAACGTGCAGCGTACGGTGCCGCCGCAGAGGCTCTACGTGATGAGGAAGGCGTCAGGTTGTTAAAACTGCATGTCGGTCAGGCCGCGATCCGAGATCTATATACGAATGCGAAAGGACTGGAAAGATCGATTTTTTGGTGGGGAGTCGCCGAGAAAGTATGTGCAGCCCTGCTTTTGCTGTGGTCCGTCGCCATGTCTATATCAGCCGTTAGCAAACATGTCGATAGCGCGAAAGAGTATGTTCCGCTTTATACGATTGTCGGCGCCCTCGCTAGTCTCGGTTTCTTCGCTTCACGTCGACGGTCCGCCTTATCTGAAGCGCTACGTCAGACCCGTCGCGATATAATTAAAAAAGAAACCTATGCCAAGATGGCGAAGACGCTCGGGACCAGTGCGGCTACCTCGTCACCTCTGGTTAGCAGCGCGCAGCTTCAAGACCTCCTGCGACGCGTCTTAGAAGGCGAAACTCCCAATAGTGAACGGCTATGGGTGTAGGCCGCCTTCGCCACACCGGTAACGCGAATCCGGATGACGTGGATGTTTCTCCTAC